CTAAGTCTATCTGGTCGCCCCACAAATCAATGAACGAACCCGAGCTTTTTCTCCATCTGGTCGATAGGCAGCTCCTCGAATTTCTTTTCTGTCGCTTTATGTTGAGTCGGTCGCAAAGCGGTCTCTGATTCTTGCTTAGCGATTTTCTCAGTAACCTTGCCGACTTCATTGGTTACTGCCCTCTGGTAAGGTTTCATCAGTTTATCGACAAATTTTTTGACTGACGCGCTGTAAGGATTGGCTCTAACATGAGCTTCCACAGCTTCAGTAACCGAGTCGGAAAGCTCCTTGTTAAACTTTTTGCTATCAGGGTCAAGTTGAGGATGTTTCCTAATCGCTTCGCCAGCTTCTGAATTTATCCTGTTGATAGCGTTCTGTTGCTTAATCCTCAGTTGAACAAGACTATCTGCTGTTCGCATCACATCTTGTTTATACTGGTCTGGACTAATCTCAGAACCAGGCTCTACTTGAGGCTCAAATGGAGGCTGCATCTCAGCCTGTTGGTCTACTTGACCTGTCAGTTCCTCAAGTTTCTCTGCTAACGATTGCGCTTTGGTCTCCGCCTCTTGCGCTCTTGCCTCAGCTTCTTTAGCTTTGGTGTTGAGTTCCCTAACCCTTTGGCTAAAGCCTTTCTTGGAACTCCGACCTGTTTTGGCTTTCTTCGGCTCACCTTCTATCTTGGCCGTTACCTTGATATCCGGCAGGGCTTCTAAAGCCTCCCCAGTTGGTTTTGTTTCTTCTACTGGCGTGGTAGCAGGGCTGTCTCCTTCAGCCTCTTTCTTTAACGCCTTTTCTTTAGGTCGAGCCATTGCTCTTCCCCTTTCTTACGCACCGGTATGGTTATGCGAGAACCCAAGCGTAAAGCGCTTGTTGTTGGGTAGGGTAGAAAGGAGGTGCTTCCTTGTCAAGATCCCTACCCAAAAACAAATTCTTTACGCCATCCCTATCTCGCTTCTTTTTTTAAGTATCGGTCTACCTTTTTTATCCAGTCCCACCAGCATTTTTTCAATGCCGATCCAAGTCGCGTGCTCAATTTCACAACTTTTGCAAACAAGGTATGGGCCTTTTTGCCGCCAGTCGTGATTGCCCTCTGGAACAAACCTAAAATCCGGCTTGTTAAAGTCAAGGACTTCCGTTTCTTGCTCATTTTCCTTCTGTGCCCTTGCGTCATTAACTTTATCAACGATCTTCTTAATGACGCCTTTGGCAAGGTTTATAACAACCGTATTCCTGCCAATTTCTGCAAAACTTGCGCCTTGCGAAATGGCAACCTCATTTACATTGTCTAAATCGGAAACGATATTGTCAATGAACTCACTTAAAACCTGCCAGCCTGAACTATTGGCTAATGCTCCCAATGTCCTTTCTTCGACTGTAACTCCTTTTTTCTCCGCTTCCTTGTCCTTTACCAGGGTCGGAAGGTTGAAAAAGAGCTTTTCTGGCTTAATTGCTTTTTTAACCGCCATAACCTGCCCCTGCCATTGGTGGGCCAGCTTGTTCTGGCGGGACTTGGTTTAAATTCTGTTGTGCTTGCGTTTGGGCAACGACCTGCATAAACTCTTGGGCGTGTTGTTTTAGGATTGCTTCTCCCTGTTCCTCGTCTGTCATCTCCTCTAAAATCTTATCCCAGTCCTGGATGCCGGAATTAGAAACGATCCGCTTAAACAACTCTCCCATTTTCACCGTGTAGCCGTCTTGTTCTAATCTTTCAATCAGCGTATTGCCGCCATCTGGCCGTTGAGAACTCATAAACAACTGCAAAAGCATTGCTAGGCTCTGTTGCTGGGTCTTTTGATCCACCGCAAAGGTTGAGCCGGAGACAATTTCATAGTCGTAAAGGATAGAACCTGTCTTTTTCTTAGCAATCGACAGCTTGCCGGTTCTCTCGTCATAATCTTCCTTAATCTCCGGATAGCTTCTTTCCAGTTGCTTTAAATCTTCCTCAAAAAGACGGACTGTAATTGCCTTAGACTGCTTCCTAGACATGAGGTTGACCATCTTCTTGACGACCTTGGAAACAAATTGTTCCATGTAGAAGCGGTCTGCATTATCTCTGGTGTTCTCCCTGATCTGCTGCATCTGAAGGGCTTGGGGAGTCTTGCCATAACCGGCTTCCGTTTGCTGGGTAACAGTGGTATCAGTAGTGCCAAACATATTAAGAAGGGCCGCTGAAGCGATCTGGTAGGTGTTGTTGAAGGTGGAAATGCCCTGGGGAGAAAGATTTAAGACTTGGGCCGCATTGTTTATTTGCCCTCTGACTAGCCATTTCTCAGCCGCCCCCCATTTGATAGAACTCATCGCCGCAATATTGTCTTTGTTAATCAATGCCGGAGGGAAGATAGACATTTTCACCGCGTCAAGATAAAGATTCCAAATGGAGTTGACGGTCATCTGCATTGTCTTGCCTCTCTCAAAGTCTCCCATGCCCATAAAGTCGTCTAATAAGGGAATGGAGTATTTACAGACCACCGGCAGTTCATCGTTCTCATGGGGGTTCTTGATTTCTCTAAATATCTCGTGGGCATCAACGCACAAGTCCACCCATCTGTCCTTCTCAAACATGGTAAAGACTTCAAAGTAGCCAGCTTCTTTTGCCGCTACCGCATCAGGGTATTGATCCTCTTCTCTTTTAGAAATGGCATCAGACTGAGAAACAGCCCCTACTTGGTGAAAAACATCGCGAATATTTAAAAGCCATAAGTCAGGCCCGACATAACCATCGCCGTCCCCGCCGCTTCTTATATCCCAGTCAACCATCGCAAAGAAGTTGCCATAGACATTGGAGTAGATATCAGCCATCCTTAACTTGGTTAAGAAGTCAAACTGGGAGTTGGCATTAGGCATCACATATTTCTCTAACAGAAGATTCATTAACTGAGAAGCGCCGATATCATTAACGGAAATTGGCTTTACCTTGCCGGTTGGCAGTTGAGCCATAACCCGATAGCCGCGTTCTAGTGTAAGAGTGGTCAGCTTAGGGTCAAAGACTTGGGACTTGGTAGTGGCTGAAGAAACAAAGTCATTCAACTGGTTGTGGAAAAGAGACTCTACATCATCCCAAAGGTCTCTTTTAGTGGCAAGGTGCTTGAAGGCCGCGTCTTGTCTGGTAAGGATTGTGTGTTCTAAATCCATAAAAAAAGCGGCCATCTGGCCGCCTTAAACGCTGTTAAATAACTGTTTCGGGCTATAAGAACATTATAACCTATTTGTCAAGTTTGTTTAAACTGATACCGCCTTCTCCGGCTTTTAATGATGTTTAAAGTATCAACTTGTGCCACGCCATCCTTCACAATCACATTAAAGGTAATCTGACCATAAGGCGTTTGTCTTACTTCATTGGCGATGATTAAGTGTAACGCCAAATTCTGTGAAAGTAACTTCTTTAAGTCTGAGGTATTTGGTTTTGGCATCGATATGCTCCATTAGGTTATAGTCGGTAATGTTACCGCTATTGATCCTGAGAATGAAAGTAAACAAACCATTCTGCTTGGCCTGCAAGTCGCTTTCAATATCAAGATGGGCTTGACAGTTTTGATCCTTAATGGCTAGGTCGTATTGCATCAATAAAACCCATCCTCTCCAAACATCCTGGTATCATCAGGCAAGTCAACCGGACTCTCTGCCTTCTTATAAGAAACCGCAAAATACCGTAAGGCATCCATAGCGTGATCGTTGGCTTTCTCTGGTATGTCCGGCTCATTTAAGTCTTGGGCTTGCGACACGCTTTTCTCCTTCCACCGGTAAGTCTCAAACTCTCGGATTGTATTAACGCAAGTATTGAAAATAAATAGACTGGGTAGCCCCTCCGGTGGAGATTTAATAAGGCTGTTTGTTTTGCCTGGGATAATCCTAAGTTTCTCAATAATTTTCTCAATTCCAAATCTGACCCAACTTTGCTGGCTAGTGCTTGCTTCTTTGAGCGCCGGCGTGATATAGATGCCTCTTTCAGCAAACTCTGAGATCCATTGAGCGCCTGAAGGGTCTCCATAAGTAGCTTCAATTCTCCACTTGTTAGACTTTGAGTTGCAAACTCCAGCGTGAAAGTCAATCGTTTTCTTTGTTTCGTGATGTTCATCGAAAATGAACCAGTTCTCGTCATTATCGACAGCAATCCATAAAATAGCGGTAGGGTTTGTTGATCCAAAGTCAAATCCGCGATAGATTGTCCACCTTTCGGGAATGTCAAACGGCGAAATAACATTGACTTCTCTTTGGAACTCCTTGTAAACCAATCCCGTATATTTCCTAAAGTCTGCCAAATACTCTTGGGCGAAGGTGTCCTCGGTAAGTTCTTTCTTGGCATTGTCTATTTCCTCTTTCGGGATGAAGGGGTTGTCATAACTTTCAAATCGCCACGATTTGTAATCTGAGCCTTCATCTTTCTGTCCAAGCTCATAAAGTTCATAGAAATGATTGAACCCCTTTGGTGTAGATATAAAGATAGCCGGTGCTTGATAGTCGGTGAGAGTGGCACGCAATACTTCTGCCCACAGCCAAGCCCAGTTGCGTATCGAAGCAATTTCATCAATAACCAGACCACGCAGCTTAACGCCCCGCAAAGCATCCGGATTCTCAGCCCCTTTAAGTTCAATGATTGATCCGTTTTTAAGGATGATCGACAACTCAACTTCATTCTTTTTGGCAACCCACTTGATCGGTATTTCCCGTTGTAATTCACGCCAATGATTCTGCTTCCCCTGCCGGTAAGTAGGGGAAACAATCCAATATAACCCCTTGTTCTCTAATGCCCATTTTAAGACGATTAGACGGCTTAGGACCGACTTGCCGGCTCTTCTGCCTGCACACACTATCCGAAAACGAT